GGATCTGACACTTCAGCAACAACTTTAGAATTATACAAAAGAACAGGTACTACATTTACAAAATTAACCGGACCAGCAACTATGCCAACCGATACGTGTAGNGGATTAACAATTAGTTCTGATGGAACATATATTGCATATACACAGCTAGNNGCTCCGTATCTGTACATTTTTAAAAGAACAGGTGATACATTTACAAATTTAAGTAATCCTGGTACTATGCCTACTGGTGCAGGAAGAACTACAAAATTTTCTTTTGATGATAATTATTTGGCTGTTGGACATACCACATCACCATATCTTACAGTTTATTCAAGAAGTGGTGACACATTTACAAAACTAAGTAATCCTGCCACATTACCGTCAGATTTAAACTTGGACATATTAGCTTGGTCTGGAAATAGTTATTTAACCGTAATTGGTGGATCCAGTACCATAGAACTTTTCAAAGTAAGTGGTTCCACAATTTCAAAATTAAGCAATCCAGCAACTCAACCAGTAGTAGGAACTATTGCTGATATAGCAGGTTCATCAGATTCTAATTATGTAGTGACAATTGGTGGAACAAGTCCATTCTTTGCAGCTTTTAAAATAAATACAAGCACAGATGTAATTACAAAATTATCACTTTCAGGAGTTGCTGTATCATTTGGTTCCACAACAGGAACTACTGTAACAATCAGTAAAGATTCAAAGTATGTTTGTGTTGGTTATGGTACCAACATACCTTATGCAGCAGTATATACCATTAATTCAAACGACACATTTACAAAACTCACAGAACAATTTAGTGGCGATGGATTAACTGCTGCACCACAGTCAATTCAATTTATAAACGCATCATAAATAATCCATGGCACTCACAACAATACTACCATCAGGTTTAAATTCAGCGAATGATTTTTCATCGTTGGTGCCAGCCGCATATTCTCAGGCAAATGCAGCCTTCTCACAGGCTAATGCAGCATTCAATCAGGCAAACACAGGAGCAGCCTCAGCTGCAGCATTTACACAAGCCAACAATGCATATGATACAGCAAACTCTGCTGGCAGTTTTGCTAACGGTGCATTTGTAACAGCCAACTCTGGTGCATCGTTTGCTAATGGTGCATTTGTAACAGCAAACTCTGCTGGCAGTTTTGCTAACGGTGCATTTGTAACAGCCAACTCTGGTGCATCGTTTGCTAATGGTGCATTTGTAACAGCCAACTCCGGTGCATCGTTTGCTAATGGTGCATTCACTAAAGCTAATAACGCATTAGCAAACACAACCGGTACTTTTGGTGGTAACTTAACAGTTAGTGGTAATCTGAATGTTGTTGGTACAGGTACCAGTGCAATTACTTTTGCTGATGGTTCGATGCAGTATACCGCTAACGCAGCTGATGCATGGACCAGGACACAAGCTAATAATGCATATGATAAGGCCAACTCAGCCGGCAGTTTTGCAAATGGTGTATTCAACCAATCAAACACATACGTATGGCCACAAGCCAATTCAGCAGCCAGTTTTGCTAATGGTGCTTTCTTAGCAGCCAACTCTGGTGCTTCTTTTGCTAATGGTGCTTTCTTAGCAGCCAACTCTGGTGCATCATTTGCTAATGGTGCCTTTGTAACGGCAAACTCAGCAACCACTACAGCAACTTCTGGTGCATCATTTGCTAACGGTGCTTTTACCCAAGCTAATTCAAATTATACAAGTGCTGTCACTAAGCTATTGGTTACAGCTCCTAGTATGTACTATAGTGTTGACCAATATTCAGGAAATAATCCAACAATTTATATTCGTGCTGGTGAAACAATTGCATTTAATCTTGATGTTTCTGGCCACCCATTTATGGTTCGGGTATCGTCAGGAGGATCCAATTACGACACGGGTCTAACCCATATAGATACAGATGGAACACTAAGCACAGGATCTTCAGCTCAAGGAAAAATTACTGGAACTTTATATTGGAAAGTTCCTTACGCTATAGTTGGTTCAACTTACGTGTACCAATGTTCTGTTCATTCTGGAATGGTTGGAAATATTGTAATTGACCAGCCTACAGTAATTGCATTTACTCAAGCGAATACAGCAAATGATAATGCACTCTCTGGTGCATCATTTGCTAATGGTGCTTTTGATAGAGCCAATGCCGCATATGATACAGCAAATTCTGGATCTTCATTTGCTAATGGTGCTTTCGTAACAGCCAATTCTGGTGCATCATTTGCTAATGGTGCTTTTGATAGAGCCAATAATAGTTACGACCAAGCCAATTCAGCTGCATCTTTTGCTAATGGTGCCTTTGTTAGAGCTAACGCTTCTTATGATGCACAGAACACAACTGCATCATTTGCTAATGGTGCTTTTACGGCAGCCAATACTGCCGATGGTAAAGCTACAAGTGCTGGTTCATTTGCAAATGGTGCTTTTGATAGAGCTAATGCAGCTTATGCACAGGCAAATACAGGTGCTTCGGATGTATGGGTAAGAATACAAGCTAATAATGCATATGATACAGCAAATTCTGCTGGCAGTTTTGCTAATGGTGCTTTTACAACAGCCAACTCAGCAACCACTACAGCAACTTCTGGTGCATCATTTGCTAATGGTGCTTTTACGGCAGCCAATACTGCCGATGGTAAAGCTACAAGTGCTGGTTCATTTGCTAATGGTGCCTTTGATAGAGCCAATGCAGCTTATGCTCAAGCAAATACTGGTGGTACTGATGCGTGGGTTAGAACACAAGCCAACAATTCATATGATACAGCAAATTCAGCCGGTTCATTCGCTAATGGTGCTTTTGATAGAGCTAATGCAGCTTATGCACAGGCAAATACTGGTGGTACCGATACTTGGGTTAGAACACAAGCCAACAATTCATATGATACAGCCAACTCAGCAGCCAGTTTTGCTAATGGTGCCTTTGATAGAGCCAATGCAGCTTATGCTCAAGCAAATACTGGTGGTACAGATGTATGGGTTAGAACTCAAGCTAATAATGCATATGATACAGCAAACTCAGCAGGTTCATTTGCTAATGGTGCCTTTGATAGAGCCAATGCTGCATATGCTCAAGCAAATACTGGTGGTACCGATGCATGGGTTAGAACACAAGCTAATAATGCATACGACACAGCCAATTCTGGTGCATCTTTTGCTAATGGTGCTTTCACCAAGGCAAATAATGCATTACCATTAACTGGTGGTACTTTAACAGGTGCATTGATTATTAATGCCAACACAACAGTTAATGGAGTTTTTACTGTAACAGGTACTGGTGATACTGCTATTACATTTTCGGACGGTACAAGACAATATACAGCCAATTCTGGTGCAGTTTTTGCTAACGGTGCATTTATAACTGCTAATGCATCCTATGCATCACAAAATACCACAGCATCTTTTGCTAATGCTGCTTTTACAACAGCCAACTCAGCAACTACTACAGCAACTTCTGGTGCATCATTTGCTAACAGTGCCTTTGATAGAGCTAATGCAGCTTATGCTCAAGCAAATACTGGTGGTACTGATGCATGGGTTAGAACACAAGCTAATAATGCATATGATACAGCCAACTCAGCAGCCAGTTTTGCTAATGGTGCTTTCGTAACAGCCAATTCAGCAACCACTACAGCAACTTCTGGTGCATCATTTGCTAATGGTGCCTTTGATAGAGCCAATGCATCATTCATAACAGCCAACTCAGCAGCATCATTTGCTAATGGTGCTTTTACACAAGCAAATACAGGTTCAACAATAGGAAAATCTATTGCAATGTCAATAGTATTCGGAGGATAAAATGGCAGCACCAAATATAGTAAACGTATCAACAATAACAGGCAATACAGCCTTTTTAACAGCAAGTACAACAAACTCCAACGTAATTGTAAACGCAGCTGCATCAGGTTCCGTATATAAAATAAACACACTTGTGGCTTCCAACAAAAGCACATCATCGGCCGATATAACCGTGGAAGTTGTGAGAAGTGGTGCAGCTTATAGTCTTGCATATCAAATAACTGTTCCAGATAAATCAACAGTTGTCATATCTGGTAAAGATACTGCGTTTTATCTTGTAGAAGGTGACTATATAAGGACCTTAGCTAGTGCAGCATCAGCAATTGTTATAACATCATCTTATGAAATAATTACTTAAAATGTCTAGAAGCAGAAGAAACGCAGGAACTATTGGCCAAGTTAATTCTCCAAGACCATATTCTAAAAGTGGAGTATGGAGTATAGAGGACGCCGCATACAACAAAAATCCTGCAAAATTATCCAACAAACTTGAATATCCACCAGTAAGGTTGGATGAAATTGTTGACTATGATCCATATTATAGTTCTGTAACTTGTCACCTAACAAATAATTATGCTGACGATGTTATGCGTGACAAGAGTAAGTATAATTGGAACGAATACTATAGAGCAACATCAACAACCAGACCAGAAGCGAGTTTGTCGTTTCAGGGTCCAAGGTTTCCTTATTGGGCAACACAGTTTCAACCGAATGCTTATTATAACGTATTAGACACCGCAAGTCAACGTTTTGGTACAGGTAACTTCACGATTGAATTCTGGTTGAAACTATGTCGTAATGAAGCAGTAGAACACTATGTCATAAGTAAAGGTACTGTTGCCGGTAGAACCTCTGCAGGCTTGGGTTGGACAATCTACTTAACAACAACTCACCAATTAGGTTTCTATGATGGTCTGACTAACGTATCAACATTGAATACAACAGCGTTGGCAATGGATACATGGTATCGTTGTACTATTCAAAGATCGGGTACGGGTGCAGGTCAACTTTCTGTGAACATTAATGGATACTATGGTTCAACAGTAACAGGAACAAGTGCAGGTAACTTTGCTGATACAGGTAACCCATTAAGAATAGGTTGTGACAGAGTCGGTACATCGACTACTAACTTTGCTGGCGCAATAACAGATATTAGAATAAGTAACACAGCAATAACAGATGCTGGTACTTATTATACCAACACACCACTGGATATGACATATGCGAACTGCGTGTTCTCCATGTCTATGTCAACACCACACCACAATACTATTCCGGCAAAACACATACAAAGTGCAAACGTTACTGTTGCAGGTTCGGCAACGGGTGCAATTAAAACACAAGACGTTTGGGGTATGGACACATGGAACAACTTCGGTGTATATCCAAATTTACATTTTCCTAAACAAATTGGCCACGGAACACACAGCGTTTATAACTTGACTACTTCAGGTTCATTTAAGGTACATGATCTTTGGGCAGGACCACAAGCTGGTCTATTAAGATTTGGTTTGAATCCATTTACCGTTGAGTGTTGGATAAATCCAAATCAAAACGGTGTATCAGGAAGCGGTTCTATTGCGGGTAAAGGAAGTGGTAACTCTGGATCCGGTGGTCTTGGTTGGAATTTTAGATTAAATACCGCATACCAACTAGTTTGGGATGATGGTCCAAATGTATTAACATCTGGCTCTACTGGACTAATTTATCCTGGTGGTTGGTATCACGTAGCCGCAGTGCGTGAAGGCACAGGCGCAAGCCAATTTAAGATATACATCAACGGTGCTCTTGTATATACAGGAACAGTTGCAACAGACTATTCACAGACAGATGATTTGAGAATATGGGCATCCAGAAACGATCAATATCTATTCTCAGGTTATGCATGTGGCCTAAGAATTTCTAGTGCCGCAAAATATACATCAACATTTGACGTATCAACAACATCATTTATTGATAGTTCGATGACAGATAATCCAACTGATACATTATTATTAGTTGGAACCACAGGAACAAACAGACCACGACCACCGTACAACCAATATCTTAACGTTGGATATGCCGGTGTCATTGGACAAAAAAAGAGAAGTAATGATCCGGCCGGTGCGAGAAGTGTATTCCCAAGAACTGGAGCTGCATTTAACACTATTGCTGGCGGAACAGTTAACAGAATTGTGGTAACAGAAGCCAGTAACGTTTTCGACTTTGGTGCTTGGGATGGTGGCTGGAATAGTTCACAAGGTGAATTCAGTATAGAATTTTGGTTCAGAGATTCACTAGCCACTGATGCCATTACTGTAAGAAGAATACTTTTAGACACCAGAGCTACTTGGGCTGATACTGGTATATCCATAAGTATTTCGGGACACAGAAAGTTGTCTGTTGAAACTAGTGGTAAATGTGTACTACAAGACCAACACAACCGAATTGAACCTTTTGTTTGGTATCATGTCTGTGTACAACGTGTTGGTACCTGGTTGGCACTGTATGTTGATGGTGAAAAAATACAAGAAGTTTATGCGGTCCAAACAATTAGTTGTCCTGCAAACAAATTAGTATTACTTGCATCAACATCAAACATGGCAATGGGTCAAAACTTTTTGGGATCCATCACTGATGTTAGAATATGCTCGGGTTTATTTGGACCAAATGCACCATACACTGGTATTCCATATAACAAAGGTAATAAAAATCCAGCAACAATTCCTGTACCGACCGGACCACTACCATTAACCGAAAACACGGTGTTTTTGTTGTCGGCTGCAGCAGGCATCGTTATGGATTCCTCAACAAATGATTTGGTAACAACAGTTGGTGGAAGAAGTGAGGCTGATTTTACGACTGGTTGGAACGTTTACACTAGTTGTACTGGCCCATATCCTCCTGCACCGTACAATGCGGATGCAATGGTTATAGGTGACGGTATAGGTACCACGTCTGATGGTGGGAATGCTTTCGGAAACGCACCAGCAAGCACAAGTAACAAAATAGAATTTGGTTGGATGACTCGATTGAGTATTCCATGGACCATAGAAACCTTTTGGTATATAAACCAAGCTGAACCGGCGGTCTCTGGTGGACAATATCAATTCTCCACCTGTAACACTTTGGGTGGTGAAGGTTGGTCTTTACAGATTTTAACGAACGGTGCAGGTAATTTTAGTTGGGGTGATATTGTCTTCCAGTTGTTTACAGAACACAACGCTGCCGTACAAAGACTAGGCACAACAAGTGGTACTGTACCTAACATAAGACCACACAGTTGGAACCATATTGCTGTTGTTTATAATCCAAACGGTACAAACAAACTTGCTTTATACACCAACGGAAAAAGAATTGCTGCAACTGCAACCGCTTGGACAAAAGGTCAAAAACCATACACATACCAAGAATTACAAACAACCTATGGTTCTGGTCCAGTTCGTATTTCGAGAACAGCAAGATATGATGTTGATGCAGCAACATATACTATGCCAACGTCCAATTGGACTTTAGACAACTACACATACTATCAATCAATGTATGATGGTCCATTATTGAATTTACAAGGCGATGTGACACCTTCTTCTGCTGGTGGTATGATATCATACAACACCAAAAAATTTGGAAATTCAAGTTGGAAATTCCAGAACAAAGAAAGTACATTCCAAGAAAGAATTATTTTACGTAATGGTGCATGGAATACTTTAGGTACACCAACTCATTATGCAGATTTTACTGTTGAGTTTTGGGCTCAATGGTGGGATGCTGCATCTGGTGGCAGAGACTTTTTCGCAACATATGGTAATTCAGTATATCATCACGCAAACAATTTACTGATAGGTGTTACACCAACCGGCCTATGGCAAATTAAATACCAAAGTAGTGGTGGTACAACACCATCTGTTTTGCAAACCGCAGCATCAAGTATTGTGTGTGCAACCACATCCAGTGGAAGATTTGACCATGTGGCCGTAGTTCGCCGTTCAGGTAACTTTTATCTTTACGTGAATGGTCAACAACAAGGTATGATATTGATGGGTGATTATAATACAGGAACAGGTTTGGCTACAAACTATACTCTTTCATATAATCAAAATATGTCAGATTGCATCATCGGCGGCGATTTTGCAAATTCAGCAAACACAACCGGATGGTGTGGTTCTATACAAGATTTTAGATTATCTAAGATGGCGAGATACACCACACTTGAAAGATCCAATTTGATGGTGTATCCAAGCACGACCACAATTGCGTTGCCGAAAGATTTACATCCAATAAGAGGTGGTAAAACATCTAACAACTCTGTGTTCCTATACAACAGCAGAGATAATAATGCAAACGTAGGTTCAATCTATATGTGTGCATCAACCTCAGACATAACACCATATTACTATACTGCCAATAATGCAGCATTAGCTTTAGATGGTAATTGGACAATTGAGTTTTTTGCAAAAAGAATTGATTACAATTACCAAGGTTCCGGAACACAAGCATACTTAGGTTCATTGAATAGTACAGGTGGTGTTTATCCAAACAACCAGTCATGGAATGTTGTAATGGGAAATTATGGTTATGTTGAGGGATTTCACTTCAATGCACAGCAATGTAACCCAACCAATTCCAACTATGGTGCATATGGTTACACAGCAGGTAATGCACTTACACCTGATAAAACATGGGTACACTATGCAATTACGAGAAATGCTGGCACAATTAAAATGTATGTTGATGGTGTCATAACAGCAACCACAACAAGTAATGTGCCAGCATCAGCAACAATTAGTAACACTACACAATGGTTTATTGGAAGTGGATTGTATGGTCACATAAGTAATCTTAGATTCAACAAAGATGTGTTGTATACAAACAACTTCACTCCACCAAATACAAAACTAACAGCATTAGCGAACACTGCTTTATTGATATACCCTTTGACCTCCGATGGTGGACTGAAAGATTATAGTAACAACAATATTGACATTTATTACTTTGATGCTGATACTACACAAGGCACTGGTGGTGATGTTATTGTTATTTCACAAGATTCACCATTTGGTATGAACATTTCATAAGTGCGAGTTTTAAATAGGTAAAAAAATGAATACAGATAAATTTCCAAAATTACCAACAGATGGAGAAACACTTTCATACAATGGAAGAATTTATACTTTTGTTAAGGATGACAATGGTTGGTATAGTTCAAATGTCACACGACCAATCGACAGTACAATCGTAACATATCATTCATATGGTATAGGTATACAAATTTATGACAAGATTGAGGACATAAACAATGATGTTGTGTGGGCCCAAATTAGATTATTAAGGGATCAGAAAATTCAAGAACTTGATTGGAGATACAACCGATATAATAGACTAACAAGATTGAGTCTTACTCAAATTGATGATTTAACTAAACTAGATACCTATGCACAGGCATTAGCTGATATCACAAAACAAAGTGATCCATACAATATAGTTTGGCCAACACTCTAAGGAATAAAAAATGGCACATTTCGCACAAATCGATAGTAATAATATCGTAACACAAGTTCTAGTAATAGAACAAGACGTAGTTAATACAGGTTTATTCGGAGAACCAAGTTCTTTCGTACAAACAAGTTATAACACTCACGCAGGTGTACATAGACTTGGTGGTACACCATTAAGAAAAAATTATGCTGGTATAGGATACACCTACGATTCTGTAAGAGATGCATTCATTCCGCCAAAACCTTCATATGACAGTTGGTTATTGGATGAGAATGCTTGTCAATGGATGCCTCCAACTCCTTATCCTGATGATGGAAAATCATACAACTGGGACGAATCAACAACTTCATGGGTAGAAATAACAAAGTAGGTATCGTAATTATTATAGCCTAAATATATTATGCTATTTGGAGAAAATATGGCTACAATAACAACTAGAACCGCTTTTAAAAATTATTGCCTACGTAGACTAGGATTTCCAGTTATCGAAATCAACGTTGATGACGACCAGGTGGAAGACCGTATTGATGATGCACTTCAATACTGGCAAGATTACCATTTTGATGGCCTACAAAAAGTCTATTACATTAAGACGATAGACCAGACAGACATTAACAACAAGTATTTGAACATATCTCAAGCCAGAGATTCTTCAAACAACGTTCTACAAATTGCTGGTATCACCAGAATATTTCCCGTTTCCGATTCACACTCACAGGTTAATATGTTTGACTTGAGATACCAGTTGCGTTTAAATGAGTTGTATGACTTTACCTCCGCTTCATACATTAACTATACGTTGACATTACAACACTTACGTATGTTGGAACAACTGTTCTCTGGTGAGGTTCCTATTAGGTTCCAACGACACATGCAAAGACTCTACATTGACTGGGGTTGGGGCCACAGTCAAGCACCAGTTGGTACAATTGTTATTGCCGAATGTTATGCAGTAATTGATCCAGATGTATATACACAGGCTTGGAATGACCGTTGGTTAAAAGAATATGCAACAGCCCTAATCAAACGTTCATGGGGAAATAACCTCAAAAAGTTTGA